TGTGCATCGTAGTCGGCCATTGTTGCATCGATGACCTGCTGTTGGTAAGGTGACATGTAAGAAGAAATGGATCCTGCTCCTGTTCCTGCTCCCGTACCTGTTAAACCTGTTGCTGCCGTTGCTGCTGTTCCTGCTGCCGTTAAATAGGGCTGATAGCCTCCGAGTCCTTTTGTTGGATCAACTGCTTGTGCATAAGCCGCCGCCTGATAAGGATCTTGTGCTGCAACTTGCGGTGCAAGTTCAGCCATACCAGCTTTTGTAATTCCGTATTGTTGTGCTTGCGCTTGTCTTTGCTGCCATTGTTGCGCTGTTTCACCAGGCTGTTGAGCTGTTGCCGTAGTAATAGAAGGTATACCCGCTTGTCTTGTAAGATCAGCAGCATATGTTTTACCTAGCGCTTCAATATATTCTGGTGGTAAATTTCTTGTTTCTGTTATTCCGCCTGTTTGATAACCTATTCTTCCGCCTTGAGCTTCTCCAGGTCGTCCATAATCAAGCATTATTTCTAGTTGTTCCATTTCGTTTTCTTCTTCAGATGTAATAGTTCCTGCGTTAAATTTTTTTATTAATTCACTTAACCTGTGTGCCATATCTCCCATTACGCCATCCTCTTTTCTAAGTTCTTCATTGTATCATACATTTTTTGTGCTCCTAATTCAATATCTCCTCCACCGGCGCCTCTTACAGCATCAGCAGTGAAGACAAATTCGTTCTTTGCTAAATTCGCTTTGACATCATCTTTACCTTCTTTAGCACCTAGCGGCTGGAAGCCACCGTTTTGACTCATATCATATTCCATTCCATCTGGTGCCATTCTTGGTATTCCTGGTATGCCCGCTGGTCCATGTCCAAATCTATACCCAATTCTTCCGCCTTGAGCTGCCATTTGTATACCTTGTGGTGCTTGTCTTTTAGTTTGTAAATTAATTAATATAGTTTGAAAATCATCACTTTTCATATAATTTTCAATACTTCCCCATTCTCTTCTTTCTTCATTGGACATTCTGCCCCATAATTCATTCGCAATATCTCCACTTTCATCTCCTAATATATCAGAAGCCATTCTCATATTACCTTCATAAGTAATATCCGATGCATCTGTTTGAAGTCTATCTTCTGCTTCTCCGCCACCATATAAACCGACTCTACCCCCTTGATTATAACGGAACTGTTTCCAATAGTCGTCCAGACCAAGAAGTTCATCAAAAGTTTCTTGCCCTGTTATAGTTTTTCCATGGCCTGGCCATTCACCATATAATTCATCCACATCTGATCTTAACATAGCTTCCATTATACCTAGACGATCGTATTCAGGATAACCGGAGGATGAAGTAGTTCTATATTTACTAGGATCAATTCCTCTTTCTTGTAAAATGTTATACGTAGTCGCAAGCTCTCCTCCATACTTATCTGCATAATCTATTTTTCTCCAAAGTTTATCTTGTTCATCTGGAGTCATTTTAGAGTAATCTGCTTGTTTAATTCCATATCTAGCAAGTAATGGATCTTGAAAAGATCCTAGTGGTGGGGGTGCTCCTGGAGTGCTAAATCCAACAAAATTAGAAGGTACTCCAGATGTAGTTTGTGTTACAGGTGCAGCCACTCCTGCTGTCTGTACTGTAGGTGCAGCCACTCCTGCTGTCTGTACTGTAGGAATTGTTGTTATTCCGGAAGTAGTTTGAGGAGCTGAAGTTGTTTGTGCTCCAGAAGCACCGGGTAATTTAGTTCTTGCCTGTTGTATAATTTTATTAACTTGAGCTGCTTGCGCTTGGTTAGCTGCAATATTCTGTGCAAGTGTATTAGCCATGCTAATACCACCTGTTTGATATCCAACTCTTCCACCTTGATTGTAATTAAGGTTTGCTATTGTTTCATCTTTTTGTTGATCTGTCATAGATGTCCATTCTGCATCATAAGCACGAGTATTATCCATATACTCTCTCATTAATTTTCCAACAGCTACTTTTCTTCTTGCTAAATATTCGTCCATACTCTCACCAGGTTCTTGTGGTATTTGATTTTCAAACCATTGAGCAATACCTGCTATTGCACCGGAACCAACACCAACGATTGCTG